AATATATGGGGGTTTAATCTCCCCTAAAAATTTTATAGGAGGAGTTATTACATGACAGCAGAAAATCATAATAATCCTTGCCAACAAATTAACGATTTAACAAAGAGAGTTGAAAAGATGGAAGGCTGGATTCAAGATGTAGATAAACGTAGTGCCATTACGGAGGTATTATTAGAAAAACTTGAAGTTGCATTTAATAAAAATACAAGCGTCATTGAAGGTGTTGATGATACACTAACTCGTATGACATTTGAAATAAAAGATCAATCTTCAAAAATTATTGATTTATCAAATACGACCAACGAATTAAAAACAAAATTTGAAAGTTCTGAAAAAAAATTTCAATTAGATTTTAGAGATGTTTTCAAATCTTTTATAGATAAGAACTCTCATTTATTTGTTCCTGGTGCTGTGATATCAATTATTGGAACATCACTTATTAGTTTTACAAAATGGGTGATTGAAAATAAAGAAATGATAGTTACTTTTTTTAATAATTTAAAATAAGGATTTTATATAATGGATAAGGTAAAAATAAATTTTCCCGAATTAGAACCAAAAATATTTTATTTTTTAAATCAAAAAATAGTTATTCAAGATTTTATTGATTATGAAAAAGAAATAAAGTATATTAAAGAATACATAGAAAATCTAAATAAGTATCCTCATTTTGCAGATGGATACATTGTAGCGGAAAAAGTTTTGATGTCTCACATTGTTGCAGATTTAACAAACATTGAAATAGGAGACGAGTTTAACTCTAATTTTGTTGAACAATATATTTGGAAAGATATAAGAGATCGAATAGATAATTATGATAATTTTAGATTTCATTTAGATGAGGTTATTTCTCTTATTCAAAAAGGTCAATTGTCATTATCTGCTATTGAAGAAATTTTAAATGAAGCAATGAACGGATTCAATGAATTATCAAAAAATATAAATGACAGTGTTGATATTGTTAGAGATACTATTGTAAAATTAATTGATCATTTTAAAGATTTGGATGTTGAAGATTTAAAAAATGTGATAAACGGATTCAATAGTTCTTTAGAAGAATTGAATAATAGAGTTCCTGGATTGTTGGAAAAAAAATCGGAAGAACCAAAGAAAAAACCAGGTAGACCTAAAAAATTAGAGTAGAATATGATTAAACATGGTAAAAATAAAACGTTGAAACGATTGGGGAAACCTTGTTCAGATTGTGAATCAAAAGAAACGTATTTAATTTTAAAAAATAAAGAAATAGATGGAATTATATATCCAGAAAAATATATTTTTTGTTCCTCATGTGAATGTTTAGAAATATTTAGAGATAAAAAACATAAGGAGCGATATCAAGAAGATTTTCAATGATTTAATATAAGGATGGTGATACATGAAAATTCAAAATGAAACCCAATTAAAACTTATAATATTAAGTCAAATGAAATCTGTCATGGATATGGTTGTCGATGAAATTTTAGAATTATTAAAAAAAAACATTGATAAAAAGGTTTATAATTCTTTTTCTCCTTCCACTTATGAAAGATTAGGGGACAATGGTGGTCTTAGAGATTTATGGGAAGAAGAAAGAGCGAAAATTGTAAATGGAAAAGTTATTGGTGAAGTAAAAGAAAAACCAGAAAGATTAATTCTAAATGAAGACGACTTTCAACATGGAAGTAGATTTTGGTATCAAAATGATATAAGAGATATGCTTGCGTACATTGTAATTGAAGGAAAAAGTGGTGATCTTTTTGGTGATGGAGAATGGAGAAAGCCTAGAGATTTTTGGCATCCTTTAATAGATGAATTAGATGATGGTAAAATAAATCAAATAATTGAAAAGGCTTTTAGAAAACATAAAATAAAATTTATTAGAATATTTTAGGAGAAATATAAAGATGGCTGAAGAAAAATTTCAAGATTTAGGTGGGTTTTTAATTTGGTTGACTGGTGGCGGTGGGGCTTTATTAGTTTCATTTTTAGCTGAAAGATGGGATTGGTTTCAAGCACAAACAGCTAAAGTAAAACAATTTTTAATGATTGTCATTCCTTCTCTATTAGGTATTGGGGCTTTAGCAATTACAACTTTTGTTCCTCAGGAGCTTATTGCACAGGCTTCTCCGTATTTTATGGTTGTCGTAACTGTAATTACTTATGTTTTAGGAACTAAAGCTTTTCATATTGTTGATAAAAACAATAGCGCATAATAGACGAAAACATTGGATATAGAACACGTTTCGGATCTCCGAGCGTGTTCTATTTTTTTAGAAATAATGAAATTCACATTTTATTGGATTTTATACCCCCACATATGGGGGTCAAGAAATTTTATACCCCTATATATGGGGGTATGTGTGATGTATATCGGCATATATGGGAGTATAAAAAATGTATATTTTAGCATTAGATATTTCATTGGTGAATACTGGTGGATCTATTTTTGATGAAAAGGGAAATGTAATTGAAGTTTTTAGTGTTCCCACTTCACCAAAAGATTTAACACAAATTAGATTAAAAAAAATTGCAGATTTCTTTATTAATTTAAAAAAACGATATGAATTTGATTTAGTCATTATCGAAAAGGGGTTTTCCAAGTTTGGGACAGTTACCCAACAGATCTATCGATGTGTTGGTGTAATAAATTGTTTATTATGGAAGTCTGAACAAATTTATATTCCTGCAACTACAGTAAAAAAAACCGTTACAGGAAGTGGTAAAGCAGATAAAGAACAAGTTAAAAAATCTGTTTTAAAACAATGGAAAGATGTAGTAATTAATAATGATGATGAATCTGATTCTTTAGCTGTTGGATTAACTTATTTCAAACAGCAAGGAATTTTATAAGGAGGGAATGTGAGCAGAGTATATAATAGAATATACACAGATGAAGAATATTCCCACATAAATATAGAAAACAAAGATATTGTTCAGGACTTCTTAGAAGAATATCAGCAACGAAAAATGAAAGCAAGTACAATAAAACAATATGAAAATGATCTCAGAATAATTAATATTTTTGTAAAAAGATTTTGCGGAAATAGAAATTTATTAGAATTAGGAAAAAGAGATTTTAGAAAACTTAGCATTTGGTTAAGTGATGATTTAAAAATGTCAAATGCTAGAGTAAATAGAGTAATGAGTTGTTGTAGAAGTATGCTTTCTTATATTGAAGATTCTGATGAATATGAATATGATATTAATCAGGCTCAAAAAATAAAAGGACTACCGAAAGAGCCTGTTAGAACTGATGAAGATTCTTTTTTTATGACTTTTGATCAAATCATAAGGGTAAAAGAAAAGTTATTGGAAATGGGGGAAATTCAACTTGCTTTACTCCATATGATGATGTTTGATAGTGGAGCAAGAAGAAATGAAATTGCTCAAATAAAAAAATACAATCTTTTAAATAGTAATAAGACTAACGCAGTCATAGGAAAAAGAGGAAAGATATTTCCATTAATTTACCTAGACGATACCAAGGAATTAATAAGACTTTGGTTGGATAAACGTGGAGAAGATAATGTTGAATCTTTATGGATTGTTGGTAGTGGTGATAAAAAAAGAGAAGCCTCTTATGAAATGATTTATGATTGGGTTTTAAAAATAAGAGAAATTTTGAGTGAAATTGAAGGAAAGCAAATGAATATTTTTCCCCATAGTTATCGACATTCGAGATGTGAATGTTTATTACAAGGAGAAGATAAAAGAATTTTAGATAAAGATGGAGTTCCTAAAAAATTTAGTTTGGAACAAGTTCAAGTCTATCTTCATCATTCCGATCCAAAAACTACTTTAGATTATTCAAAAGATCATACAGACGAAATTATAGATAAAATGTTTGGTTTATGAAATTGCCTCTTTTCTAGAGGTTGAAAGGAGGGTTATTAATGGCTAATGGTGGTTATAATATTATAGTTGGCATTGAACCTGATGTTACAGGTCTTCAACAAAAATTAGATAGGAAAACTAAGAATATTAAAATAACAACGAGCATTAACATGGGGCAAAAGGATATTGATTCCTATGTTAAACAGTGGAATAATCAAATTGCAAGAATGCAATTCAAATCTCCAGATATTTTTAATAACGCAGAAGTTCAAGCGTCATTAAAGGTTCTTCAAGATAACATTTCTAGTTTTTCTCAAAGGGGTGGTGCTTCTGTTCAAGACGTAAGGGGAAGTTTTGATGATTTAAGAACTTCTGTTACTAAAGTCGGTGCTTCTATGAAAAATACGACTAAAGATGGTTATGGATTTACATCCATGCTTGAAGTTGCTATTAAAAAAGTTGCAATATGGTTTCTTGCAACACAAGCTATTTATGGAAGTCTTCGAAAAATAGAAGAAGGAATACAATATATTAAAGATTTGAACAAAGAGTTAACAAATGTTCAAATTGTTACGGGAATGACTGCCGATGAAGTTGACAGATTAGCGGTTGAATATAATAAACTTGCAAAAGAAATGGGTGCTACAACAATTCAGGTGGCACAGGGAAGCCTCGAATGGTTCAGGCAAGGAAAGACAATTGAAGAAACCTCTGAATTAATGAAGTCAACTTTGATGTTGAGTAAGTTAGGAAACATGGAATCCGCAGATTCAACTGAAAAACTAACAGCTACTTTGAATGGATTTAAGTTAGAGGCTGAGGATGCTAGTTTGGTTGTTGATAAAATAATCGATTTGGATAATCGGATGGCAACCTCGGCTAATGAAATTGCCACAGCACTACAATATTCTGCTGCTTCTGCTCAACAAGCAGGAGTTAGTTTTGATGAGTTGACAAGTTACATTGCTACGATTTCGAGCGTTTCACGCCGCTCCGCTGAGTCGATAGGTCAAAGTATGAAGACGATGTTCGCTCGTTTAGAAAACATTAAACTTGGAAAAATGTTTGAAGATGATAAAACAAATATTAACGATGTTGAAAGAGCATTGGGTTTAGTCAATATCAGATTAAGAGATACCGCTACTTCATTTAGACCTATGGGTGATGTAATGGATGAAATTGCTGAAAAATGGTCTACGATGAATGAAATAGAGCAAAGTGCGGTTGCAAATGCTATTGCTGGTAAAAATAGAATGCCAGAATATATGGTAACATATAGAGATTGCATTTTCTATAATTAGAATAAAAATCTCAGAAGATGACCATATCGGAAAAACTCTGGAAGCAGACAATTCCGAGGAAAGACTCAAAAATTATAAAAAAAAATAAATTATTAAAAAATATTTGATGTGTAGCGAATATTTTTAAAAGGATAATTAAACAGTATGAAAAAGAAACCATTGACGCCTAATGAATTAGATTATATTAAAGATAATTATAATAAGATTCCATTAAACGAAATATGTAAAAAAGTAAATAGATGTTCTTCAACAATATTAAATTTAATTTCTTCTTGGGGAATTGGAAGATATCAGTGGACGGATGATAGGATTAAAATATTAAAAGAATTATATCCTAGTGGAAATTATGAGTTATTAATGAAAAATTTAGAAAATAATAATATTGATTCAATTCGTCATAAATCTTCTGAGTTGAATATAATTGTTGAAAAAAACAGAGATTATTCACCTGATGAAATTGATTTTTTAATAAAAAATTATGATACATTATCTTATGAAGAAATTGCTAAAAAATTAAATCGAACTTTATCTGGTGTTTATGCAAAAATAAATAATTTAAGATTGAAAGTAAATAAAACTTGGACAAACGAAGATATAAAATTATTAAAAACCGTTTATCCTCATTATACTAATAAATACTTGAGTGAAAAATATTTTCTTAATAGAAAACCGGAAAGCATAAGAACTATGGCACTTAAATTAGGATTTCATAAAACTAAAGAAAAAAGTGTTAAATGGTATGATGCAGATCAAATGATAGAACAACTAAAAGAATTAGGAGAATATTTAGGAAGAACTCCTTATGGTAGCGAACTTGTTCTTTATGGATTGCCATCTGTAAAAACATTTGAAAGACGATTTGATGGATATCGAAATGCATGTGGGTTAGCTAATTTAGATTCAAATTCTTCTTTATTTGGAGAATCTAATACATATTATTCTACAAATAAAGATTTATGTTTTTCCAAGTCTGAATTGACAATAACAAATTTTTTAATAGATAATGATATAAATTATAAAAAAGAGGAAATGTATAATAAGTATTGTGAAGATGATAGATGTGGATTAAAACGAGTTGATTGGGTAATTGAAAAAAATATATTTGTAGAATTTTTTGGAATGCCAGAAAAAATTTTTTATTTTGAGAGAATGAAAGAAAAAAGAAATATTTGTAAAGATAATAATATTAAATTAATAGAAATTTTTAGAAAAGATTTGACTAAACTACACACAATTTTTAGTCATTATTTATAATTTTTGAGAATCCGTAACGACCAATTGGGTGTTTGTGGTGACATAAATTCCCGCGTCATCTTTCTTGTATAAAACAAGAAAAAGATATGGTCTGCTCTGCAACTATAACAAAAAGAAATTGCAGAATTAAGTAGAAATACTTAATCGCCATTGTAAAATGGTCAGTAACATGCTTCGCGGTGTGAAAGCAACAGAAAAGTTCGGCAACGCGAAAATTTTTTAATTTTGATGGAAAACTACAACCAGGTACTAGAAGCTCAAGAACAACAACTTCATTCTGTTGGATTGGCTACAGAACGATATAAAATTTACATGGATTCCATAGAGGGAAAAGCAAATACATTAAAGGCAGCAATGGAAAACCTATGGCAAAAAGCAATCGATGATGATGTCATTAAATTCTTTTTAGACTTAGGAATTTCTTCTGTTGAAGCAATTGATTCTATGGGTGGACTAATTCCTATTTTAGAATCTCTTATTGGTTTGGTTGGAGTTTTAAGTGCCCAAGCAATGGCAAATTTTATTATTAAAATTATGGGTGCAACTACGGCTATACAAGGATTTTCTTTTTCATTAGTTAGTTTGCAACTTTTATTAAAAACAACTATATCTTGGGTTTCAATTTTTCAAATCGCAATTGTTGCTTTAACTGCTGTAATTATAACATATCAACAAACAGTTAAGAAACAGCAAGATTTAGGATTAGAAAATACAACTAATGCTTGGTCTAATGCTTTTAAAAATTTAGGTGAAGAAATTAAGACCACCGAACAAGTAATGGGTGAATACAAAAAAATGGTGGATTCCGTTAATGAAGCTCATAATAGAGCAGGAATTATAGCTGATCTTTTTGTAAATAAACAAAAAATACTTGATCAAGGATTGAAAGAAGTAATTTCCACACTAAAAGATACAACAGGTAATTATAATGATTATATTGAAGCAGTAGAAAGAGCAGCGGAAATTGCTGGATATACCATCGGTGAAAACGGTGAGTTAATAAGAGTTGTAAGCAGCGGAGGAAAGGTTATAGTAAAAACCGCTGAAGATTTTGGAACTCTTACTGATGCTGAACTCGGTTTATTTAATGCTACGAAAGCAGAATTAGATACTTGGGTAACAGCTTGGAGACGTGCGCATGGTCAAATCTTTGATAGCACAGAAGAATTATCTCAAGCATTTGATAATCTGCAATATATACTCGATGATTCATTTGGAAAAGCATTTGATTCTTATCACGAAAAACAAGAAAAAGCAGGAATTCAAGCGGCAGAATTAAGAGAAGAAATACGATTACTTTCAGAACAACCAACATTATCAGATGAGCAATTAACTCAATTGGGTGATCTACAATATGAATTATATAATGTTGAACAGGATATTTTAAAAACCGCTGATGCTTATGAGAAATCTCTTCAGGCATCTATCGTTAGTACATTTATTCAAAGAATACAATTATCTACTTTAGGCAATGAAGCTAAAAATGTAGCCTATACTATGGCTGCTGATATGATGACAGCTTGGGGATTCATGGGATCGGAAACTGTAAGAGTATTGGGTTCAATGGATCAAGCCATGATTGATTTAGCAAATGGATCTTATGAAGCTGCTGCAATAGCAATTGGTAACATTTTAAATATTGGAAATGCTGCAAACGCGATAAGTGGAGATTATTATTTAAATTTTGTTGTTACTACAAGTGGAAATGTTATTTCTAATAAAAGCACAGAAGTAATGGGTGATGATATGCTAAACGGCGTTTCTTTGCCGTTCAATCCACCTCCTACAAATGTTCCAACTCGATCTGCTTTTCCTGGATATTCAGGTGGTGGTGCTGGAGGCGGTGGCGGTGGTGGATCTTCTGCTGCTGCAAAAGAAGAAATAAAAACACTTAAAGATCTTCACAATCTAGTCATTAGTTTAATTAAAGCGGAGCAAAACGCAAGAAAAGATGCTTTAAAAGATCAAATAGATGGATTAGAAGCACAACTTGACGCTTATGAAGAAATTATAGATGCCAAAAAAGAAATCTTAAGAGCAGAACAAGAATCCGTAGAATATCAAGAAGAACTAGAAGATAAAACTAAAACCATTGCTCAAATTCAATCTGAAATGGCAATTTTGGCACTTGATACTTCCGCTGAGTCTAAAGCAAGGCAGTTAGAACTCGCTGAAGAATTAGCAGATGCTAAAAAAGATTTAGAACAAACTCAACGAGATAGATCTTATGATTTGCAGGAAGAAGCACTGGATCAAGAATATGAGTTATATAAAGAAAATATTGATTCTCAAATTGCAATAATTGAAGAGGCTGTTTCTGCTATTGATGAATACTTAGATAAAACTGGTCAGATTGCTCAAGATGCGTTAGATAGAATTGGGGAACAAGCTCCTGATTTATATCAATCATTAATAGATTGGAATTCTGAATATGGATCTGGAATTGTAACAGATGTTGTCGAAGCATGGAATGAAGCTTATGATGCATTATTAAAATACGGAAATTTAGCAGATGCATTATATGGTGGAGTTTCCCCAGTTGTATCTACAGAAACACTTCCTACTCATCATAGTGGTTTATCTTCTGGTGCAGTAGGTGGAGTTAGAACATTACCAGGTGAAATTCTTTCTAAACTTCTTGTTGGTGAAGAGGTAATGAATAACAATGATATATTGAAAACCTTAAAGATGATTCCTCGTGTTGCTAACATTATTAATAAGGCTCAAGGTTCTGGAGGTTTAAATATTGAAAGTTTAATTACGGTTCAAGGTGATGTAATTGAAAAAACAATTCCAAAAATAAAAGACATTGCTAGAGATGTTATAAAAGAAATCAATTCTACTCTTGTTAGACAAGGAAGCGTGAGAGATGTCGCATCAATTTATGGTTAATGGTTTAAAAAATAGGGGAGAGAAAATCTCCCCTAATAATTAAGAAAGGAGGAAAACGAGTATGGGTTTTTATGCAAAAAATTTTGTGTATGGTGGAGAAGTAAGTGAATCTTACAATCTTCAGATTGCATCAAGTGACGTTGGAACAATAAGTTCAAACGGAAGTGGAACTGTAGAAATAATTCAAGATTTTATTTTTAGAAAACCTGTTCCATATTTTTATGGCGTAAAATATAGTTCCAGTTTATCTTTTCCTGTAACTTTTTTTTCTCCAGATGAAATAACTGCTTTAGATGCAAGTTATATTCAAAAATGGTTATTTGGGGCATTGAACTATAAAGATTTAGCAATAGCTCAACCAGATATGGAAGGAATTTATTTTAGAGCAATTTTTACAAATCCACAGATTATAAAATCTGGAAATTTAATAAGAGGATTTTCTGGAACATGTATTTGTGATTCTCAATGGGTTAGAACATATCCTAGAACACTAACATATAATTATACAAGTGCTCCTTCGGGGAGTTCTATTGTTTTTTATAATAATTCACATTATGAGGGATACAATAAGCCTAACATTTCTTTTACAATAAATGCTTCTGGTGGCGATATTTCTATTGTTAATTCGAGCGATTCTGATAGAGAATTTGAATTTACAAGTTTATCTCCATATGAAGTAATAACTGTAAATTCTGACTTAGGAATTATTGAATCAAATTTAGGATATCGAAGACTGTCTAATTTTAATAAAAATTTTATGAGATTGAAAGATGGGGTGAACAATCTTGAACTTACAGGTGATATAACACAATTAAACATTACATATCAATTTATCAGACGTTTAGGAGGATAGTATGCAGGTATTATTTGATATTTACAATCAGTCTGAACGTCCGTCAATTGTTTTATGTAATCCAGATGGTGAACAACTTTATTCTTTGGAATCTGCTTATAACGTTAAACCAATACTAAGATTTAATGCTCAAAGTGAAATAGAATTTGATTTTCCAAAATATATTGATGGAGTTGAACTTCCAGGT